AAATCAATTAGCTTAATTTTTTCTCGAAATGATAGCGAAGATTCAAAATTTTCAATATGTATTACATATGTATCATTTGATAAATTACTTAAAATTACTGAATTATCTGCATAATTATTATGAGATAGTATTAATTGTCTAATAGCCATATATACTTTTGTAAGATTATTATTTATTTAAATTATTTATTTAAATTATTTTATTGAAGTATTTATTAACCGTAGTATATACTAAAAATTGACGGACTGTTAAATGCATTTACAATCAAAGGTTTTGCATATACCATAACTATGCAATATTTACTCGTTCTAAAAATTGATCTATATACTCAACCTACTTATATTTAGTATACATTCTTGAATGCGAACTGCTTTACAACAAACAGACGCGTTCGACAGTCTAACTGCACGCTATCTGAACCGAGTCAGTCCAGGACGCCCAGAGGCTTCCAAACCTCTGCCTGGAAGAACTCAGATTTATGGCGCAATTATTCATGCGACAGAGACAGGGCGATTTGCCCTTATACAGGGACGACAAACTGGAAAATGGTCTTTTCCAAAGGGACATGTCAACCGATATGAAACTCCATTCGAATGTGTATGCCGAGAAGTCGCGGAAGAAATCGGCAAGGATTCTCTTCCGAGCCCTATGTACGCTGTTCCTCTGCGTGTTGGCTATTACTATTATTTCAATGTTGGCGAAGAATTTGAACTCGCTCCGCGGGACACCCTCGAAGTCATGAATATGGGATGGTTTACACTGGATGAAATGCGTCACATGCGTCTAAATGTAGATGCATCAACATATGTACGTAATCAACAATAAATTAATACTATTTGATTGATTGATAGATTTTTAATCAGTCTAAGAGCAAATGTGTAGGTTATTGTAGTAGAGAGTAAGATGACATTTGTTCCTCAAAGTAGCAACCAAGGAGCACTCTTTGAGCTCGTTGCACGTGGACAGAAAGATACATTCTTCTCTGTTGATCGTGAATCAAGTCTCTGGGCTTTCAATAATGACTATGATTCAAGTGCACCTTTTTTATATGAACGTCGCACAACTGTTCCTCTAAATGCTCCGCTCTTTGGGAATACATTTGAAGTGGAAATTGATAAATATGGAGATATACTCACTGACTGTAGTCTTCTTGTCGAACTGCCTACATGGCTTCCTCCACTTCCCACACAATTCGGCGGTGTTCCGACAGAGCCTGGAATTGCAAATGCTCTTCACTGGATTCGTGATGCCTCTGGTGTCTCTTATGGTTACACAAACTATATTGGATATTTCCTCTTTGAAAAGATACAATTCTATCAAGATCAGATCTTACTCCAAGAGTGGTCTGGAGATGCTCTTATGGCTCTGAGTTCTACAGAGGGATCTTGGAATTCCACATTTTTAGATCAGGCGACAGCGGGCATGACAGCACCGACCGACCGACTCATGGCCTCACGAGCCACGCCTCGGTTGATACGTCTTCGTCTCCCTCTTCCAGGTCTTCAAACTCCTGGTGACGGTGGATTTCCCCTCTGTTGCCTTCCATCACAGAACTATCGATTTCGCATCAAATTGCGTCCTCTTGAACATCTAGTTGTCTGCTCTGATCCCTCTATTATTAAACCTGCACCATGGAATGTTCCAGAATTTCAGTATACGTTTCAAACGGGTCAGACATATCGATTTGCCCCCATTGACCGAAATAAAATCGGACAGCCGACGATCATGTTGGAAACTTCACAGGCCTATGTTCCTGACGATGTCAAAACTGGATTACAGACTCGTACTCTTACGATTCCATTTCGTAAAGTCTTTGAAAACATCTTTACAATGGGTGAACTTGACTATGTCGCCATTGATCGTGGTGGAACTGCACAAGTGACACGACGCCTTGATGCACGACATATGGCTGAGCGAGCAGTGTTCTTCTTTCGTACTGCTCAAGCCATTGATCGCAATGATCTCTCTGACTTTATTAATCCTATCGGTGGTGGAGGTGGATCCTTCTATACAAATTTGAAACTTGTGATTGCAGGTCGTGATCGTGAACACAGCTACGGCGATTTAGTTTGGCGTGATCTTCAAGCACATGCAAAAGATGAACGCGACAATGGTTTGAATATTGGAGAGATGCGATGGAATCTTGGTGATGTCTTTGAACGCGAACGACCCTCTGCACGACAACCCGAAGGTGCAGTGAATTTCTCAACAGCAGATCGTCCTACCCTGCATATTCAATTACAAAATGTACCTGTTCAAATCACAACGGGTCAGAGAAATACTGAGATGCGAGTCTTTATTGAGTCATGGACTGTCTATGAAATTCAAGAGGGCCGTGGTCGTCAGCTTTTCGGTGCATAAGACAGATGTATTTAATTCTGATTATTTTGGCAGTATCTGCTCTATTTTCAGTACTCATTCTACTTCCATCAATCACTGCAGGAATACGACTCCCAGATGATTCATCGAATTTTGATATTATTGTATATACCCTTTATCGTGTGCTCATTGTTTCAGTGTCTACTGTAATACTATGGGCTATCAGTATTTACGCCTATAAATTTTTCTTTACATAAATAAGTAATAAAGATGATTGGCGAAAAAGCCTACGTACGTCGTATTGGCCTTGTCACAATGCCAACAGGACCTATTAAAAAGAAAAAAGGTGTTTCTTATATTACGGAAAGTAATATTAAATGGTTTGCGGAGAGGGGTATTGATATTTTACCCATTCCCTACGATACCAAACAGCCCGAATCCTATTTCAAAAAGATTCATGGACTGTATTTACAAGGTGGTCCTGTATATGATGCAAAATATATGCACACTGTTCAACGCCTATTAGAACTTGCAGAATGGGCAAATGATCATGGCGAACATTTTCCTGTCTGGGGAACATGTCATGGTCTTCAATCCATGTTAATGATCTATGGTCGTTTGGCACTAGATGGAAGTGATCTTGGTGATTTTAATTCTCAGAACTCCTATATGGCAAACTTGCGTATAAGTGTAACCGAACAACGTATGTCACATATGTTATCGACCTTTTCTCCACAGTTTCTAAAATATTTGAAAAAGGGTGAACATGTCATCTTTAAACATAAACATGGCCTTTCACCACGTGAGTTCTATGCAAATGGATCACTGCCACATATATTTCGTGTTATAGCATCAACCGTGGATAGAGATGGAAAGCCTTATGTAAGCCTTATTGAAGGAAAGAAGTATCCATTCTATGGAGCACAATTTCATCCTGAATTAGTGCCCGCATTAGAACCATTCCGTGATTTTTTTGTAGAAGAAGTAATGAAAAATGATCGACCAAAGATTCATAGACGAATAAAAACATTCAAACGTCTATACACCTCTCGTAAGTGTGCAACGCGCAGAAATAAAGAATATTATAAAGTGTTTAATAATTCAGATTGTTACTTTTTTGATTAGTTGATTTCATCAACTAGAGGCGAGTTGTACAAGCCATTGTGCAGTGGATTGAGCATTTCCTGCCTGAATAAGTTTCGTTGGTTTTCCACGAACTATCCCAAGCATTGATGGAATCGATGACACACCGCAATAGCCCGCTGAAAACTGATTTTCATCTACATCACACAAAAACCACGTTAGATTATTATTTAGACTAACGAGTTTATCGAGTGGTAGATTATTACAAGGACCACACCATTTAGCTGTAAAGAAAATGACTATATGTGTTGGAGCATCTTTTACTTTATTTTGTAGGAGTGCCTCTAGATACTCCTGGGTGAGGGGGTTCATCTGTTTTTTGATCTGCTCGTTGATCGCTTTCTGACTCTGTGCCATTTTTGTAATTCTTATATACTCTCCAGAACGTCATGCTTAAGCTGGAAATAATCACAAATCCAATTGCAAAGACAAACATAGATGATTCAACAGTTGGTTGTTGTGCTCCTCCCACTGTTTTTGTTGTTTGTTGTAGAGTTTTAGCTACTTCTGATGGATTAACTTCACGAACACTTGTTATTTGATCTAACATTTCTGGACCCTGTTCAGCAACATCTTGTGCAGTTTGTACAGTTGACACTGTAATTCCATATGCAGTACGTAGACTTTCTCCAATTCCTCGAATTAAAGGTGCGAAATTATTCAGAACTGGAATATAATCGAGGACTACACTCGATGTATCAAATACCCATGCTGTCATGACTTCAAGAGCATTTGGACACATTAAATCACGATTCGCAGGTTCAGGTGCTCCAAAGAAACGATAGTTTTGATCAAGAAGTTGATCAGGTCGTATAAAGAGTTGGTAGAGTTTATAGAGCCACCAGAAAATAGCGATAGGTGCAAAAATAAATGAGAAGAGACTTATGAGACGTATATAACCTGATAATTTATCACCCACTAAGAATGAATCACCTCCTAGAATGCCTGTAAAGATAAGAACGAGTGCATAGATTAGGAAATAATAGTGTTTATCTTGAGATTCCTTTGAACCTGTTCCCATAAACATTGCACCTGCAATACCAAGTGGTCCGTAGAAAGGATTTGAAGGACCTGCAAGTTTCACCTGAGGCTGATTAAATGTTGCCTGAATTGCATCATAAAACCAGATAAATCCAAATGTAATTGCATTTAGAAAGATCTTACCTATCATTCCAAGAGGTGAACGTAGATACAACATATCAAGTCCAGCCCATCCTAAAAATACTGCAAGTATCCAATACCATGTGTAATTTAGACTGGATGAATTCCAATATTCTAGACTTGTTCGGTAAAAGGGATTGCCGAACATTACCTCTACTTAGACACAGACTCATTATACATGGATGTATAGGACACACGTATAATAGAATTTATTGAAGTAGGGTGGTTCTTAGATTGTAAAGAGTAGACCACCGTACCCATTGACTACACGGAATACATTGTTGTTTGTAGCAAAGACACGAATATGGCAATTACCACGTGATACTGTCGGTGGCATTTCTAGGAAAGGATTCATTGTAATTTGCCAATTTACACTATCAATACGACTTGCATTCAGTGATCCTGTTGGTTGCATATCTTCAGGACGTAATGCAATCGAATAGACATAAATAAAATTATCAACAGGTGTTGTTGTATGGTGTTGATAAGGTTGTACTAGTCTGAAATACGGTGCATCACGTACTTGGAAACGATCATATCCATCCAGTTGTAAGAGTGCCGTAGCAATTAGATCTGTGCGTGTTTGACCATCATTCAAATACGGTAAAAGTGCTGGTTGTACAGGCTCATTAATAGCAAGACTACTGAAGTTAAATGGTTCATGTGCCTGTTGCATGATATCACGTTGGGCTACAAATATGAATTCTTTGATTGGATGATTAAAATCAACTTTGATATTCACACTCTGTTGTTTAGCAGTCACAGGAATAGGTGGCGTGTACTGTATCTGTTCAATCAAATACTCATGACTTTGGCTGACAAATCGACGACGCTCTTCTGTATCCAAATAGACATAGTCACCCCATAACATCATGCTCGTGATTTGTGCAGGATTTACAAAGGGTTGAGGGCAACTTTCATCTAAGAGACCTTGTTTGTAAAATAAGTTTTGAAGAGGTGCAAGGGTAATATTGATGCGAATTGGGTGATATTGTAAGGCTAATAATGGAATATAGAGACCTGGATTACGACAAAAATAGAATTGAAGAGGAATATACAGTCGGAGACCAGGTGAATTTTGCCCTGGAATTAAGTTTGGTGGTGCATAACCATCTACGCGACCAATCATAGCATTCAGTGCATCACGTTGTCCAGCAGGTGTAGAGAGCTGTGTCCAGATCTCCATCCATTCGCCCGTTTGTCGATCGATCTCTTGTTCACCCACTTCAAATGTAATCTCTTGGATGAGTGCATGACCAATAGAGTTTACATAGGAAACAGGTGTGTTTAGGCCATCTTGTAGAGTTAGTCGTGGTAAGAGAACATCGAGATAAATACTACCAAGTAAATCACCGCGACGTGGTATGAGACAAGTGATACGTTGACCAAAGTTCGGTGTACCATCAAAGTACATCGGTTGCGATTCCACTGCAAAATTTGTATGACGACGATACACTAATTTAAAAAATGACATTTGAGGATTCCCCGTGAGGAAGAGATCCTGTTTGCCTTGCGCGACGAGCTGTAATAATCCACCGCCTGCTGGCATCCCTGTTGAAGGTTCCGGAACTTTATGATGAAGATTTTATTGACACTATGTGGATCTTAGTAATCTGTAGGCAGGATAGAAGATGAGCGGAAATGGTACAACGATACCAGTACTGAATGGCGGATTTGTAACCTTAGATACACAAATTAACGGGCAAAATCAGTCCCAGCTTTACTTTCGGCGATTTGAAGGAGCTAAGGCGACAAGTGATGGATCATTTTATTCATTAGAGCCTGCACAGACAACAGATCCTAGCATTCGTATAAACAAATTTGATAGTGTAGGGAATGTTGTTGCAACTGGATACTTGTATGATACAGTTATTAATCAACCTTCTGGTGGTGGAGGTGGTGGAGCAACAGGGTTTCAGGGACCTACTGGACCTGCTGGATTAAATGGTACAAATGGTACAAATGGTACGAATGGCGTAGATGGTTCTCCAGGACCTACTGGACCTGCGGGTACTAATGGTGAGCAAGGACCTACTGGACCTGCTGGGATAAATGGAACAAATGGAACAAATGGTGAGCAAGGACCTACTGGACCTGTTGGTACCAATGGTTCTCAAGGACCTACTGGACCTGCTGGTGCAAATGGAAGTCAAGGACCTACTGGGCCTGTTGGTCTTTCGAAACAAATTTCATATATTCAAAATCAAAATGTACTTGTGGGTGCTGGATCGCCGTCATCAGGTTATACTGCAACTACATTTGGATCAACATTCTCAGTATCAGTAACAGGTATATATATTATAAACTTTAATGTAACATTTAATACAACAAGTGCAGGTGTTACAGTTGGAAATGGCGACATGTTAGGAATGCGAATAACACCTATACCATTAGGTGCAGGTGCAGGTGTATATTTTAGACCATGGACTATTTTAACAGGTTCTGGAAATAGTTATACAATAAATCAAACAATCACTGCAATACTTGATAGTACAAAAACATATCAACCCTACTATGAAACATATAATCTTTCAAATAGCTTAGCATTACCAGCAACAACATATGCCCTTAATATTACAAGTTTATGTAGCTAATTCAAAAATAGTTAACTAATAGAAACACTATGTCCAGTCAGAAATCTCTGGATCTGAATTTCGTTACATTACGGAAGATCTATGCATACAATGATGCAACAAATGCAAAGATTACTCCGAACAACGTCCTCACTATGACATCCACAGGAGAAGCAAAATGGCTTCCATCATCGGGTGGTGGTGGCCCTACTGGATCTTTACCAGTTGGACAATGCTGGGGAGATGCATTAGTTTACAATGATGTTACATCATCATGGGAAACTATGCAAAATAAAATCCATATGGGTTGTGGTGCAGGGCAGACAGGACAGGAACAAAACACTGTAGCTATTGGAATAGATGCTGGTAATTCAGATCAAAAAAATTTATCAGTTGCTATTGGATTCGGGGCTGGAAAAGTAAATCAAGGCTATGCAAGTCTTGCAGTGGGATATGAACCTGGTAAAGAAAATCAAGGAAGTTACTCACTTGCTATAGGAAGTGCTGCAGCGCAATTTAATCAAGGTGATAGTGCAATTGCAATTGGACAAGTTGCAGGTCGAATGAATCAAGGTGCGAATGCATGTGCAATTGGATTTTTAGCAGGTAATGAATATCAAGGAACTGGTACAATTGCTATTGGAATGCAAGCAGGGTACAGTTTACAATCTGAGAATGGTATTGCTGTTGGATATCATGCAGGCTATACAGGACAGCATGAAAGTGCAGTTTCTATTGGTACAAATGCAGGTGAATTTGGACAACTAGCTAATTCAATTGCTATTGGTCTTAATGCAGGTGAATTTGGACAACAAGCTAATTCAGTTTCAATTGGTCGTAATGCAGGTCAAATAGATCAGCAAATAAATTCTATTGCTATTGGAAATACTGCTGCACAAAATAGTCAGCAGTCCTATTCAATTGCAATAGGTGTAGGTGCTGGTAATATATCACAGCAATCCAATGCAGTTGCAATCGGACATATTGTAGGTGTTAATACTCAGGATCAATATGCTATTGCTATTGGATATGATTCAGGTACAAATACACAAAATCAATTTGGAATTGCAATTGGCGGAGGTGCTGGTTCAACGAATCAAGGTGCTAATTCTGTTGCAATTGGAAAAAGTTCAGGTAGTTTTGAACAACAGACAAATGCTGTTGCTATTGGTAATAATGCAGGTAATACGCAACAAAGTAATAATGCTATTGCAATTGGTCTAAGTTCTGCACAATTTAATCAATCTATTGATGCAATTGCAATTGGTAATAATGCAGGGTATAGAAATCAACAAGAACGGTCTATTGCGATTGGTTCATATGCTGGATCAACATTTCAGCAATTCTATTCAGTGGCTGTTGGATATAATGCAGGACAAACTTCACAAGGTACAGGTACTGTAGCTGTTGGACATAATGCAGGAAATGATACACAAGGAGATAGTGCTATTGCAATTGGTCAAGGTGCTGGTGCAAAAAATCAGGGTAAAAACTCCATTGCAATAGGAGCATATGCAGGAAACGGGTCACAAGTAAATAATAGTATAATTATTAGTGCAACTGGCACTATACTCAACTGTGCACAAGCAGGATTTTTTGTCAATCCTGTTCGACAACAGACTGCACTTGATACAAATATAGTTTATTATGATGTGAACACTTCTGAACTTTATTATGATTCTGCAGGAGGTGCTGGAGGTCCTACTGGACCTGCTGGTGCAAATGGTGTTACAGGGCCTGCTGGTACAAATGGAATAAATGGTGTTACAGGACCTATTGGACCTACTGGACCTACAAATGTAGCATATACTTATCAAAATGTATTACTTGCATTTGGTTATCAAGGATATAACTTTGTATATAGAAGTATAGATGGCGGAATTACATGGAATGTAAATTCTTCATTCCCATCTTGGTGGGGGCAAGGTGCATACTATAATGGTGCAAAATGGATTGCTGTAGGTAGTGCTGCAGGAGGTAGTTTACCAGGAATATCATATAGTTTAGATAACGGTGCTACATGGACTGCATCAGGTATTTCAGGTGGTTTTACCGTAGGTGGAAGTGGAATTACATGGAATGGAAGTCGATGGGTAGCAGTTGGTTCAGCAGGTATTCCTGCAACAGACACAACAATTAAATATAGTAATGATAATGGTTTTACATGGTTAAATGCATCAGGTACTACATTTTCATCCTTTGGTACTAAAGTTGCATGGAATGGTTCTATGTTTGTTGCAACAGGAGATAATGGTACAACTGTACCTATGTTAATTAGTTCAGATGGTATTACATGGAGTGTACCTGCAACTGTTCCAAATGTATTTTCAACAGGTGCAGATGTTGCATGGAATGGCAAACGATGGGTAGTTTGTGGATATTCTTCTGCATTTGTTGGCGGAATTGCTATTTTAACAAGTACTGATGGCAATACATGGGTACAAGCATCAGGACCTACTGTGACTAATTTACAGTCTGTTGCATGGAATGGATTAATGTTTGTTGCAGTTGGTGCTGGCATTGTAACAAGTACTGATGGTCTAACATGGACTGCACCAACATTACCAGCTGGTGTATTTACAATCGGCTATACAGTTACATGGTCAGGAAAAGAATGGATTGCAGGTGGTGAAGCTCCTGCAGTTATTATGAAAAGTTCTGATGGAATTACATGGACCGTTGATTCTACTGTACGATATACTCAAAAATATACAAGTATAGTTTCAAATAATGTTTGGAATGGTTTAGCCCCTACTACACTAAATGATGCAATTACTCGATTATCAAAAACTATATTTACGTTGTCAGGTGGACAATTTATTCTATAATCAATTAAATCTATTGATACACTGGTAAATAGTACTGTCCACCATTTACTTTGAATGGTACATATCCCTGTAGTGTCTTTGGACCAGCGTCAATTGTTGTTGCCTGTCCAAATTGTCCATTGACTTCAACAAAATAGTCATTTGAATCATTTGTAAAGAGTGTCTCTGCAGGTGTTATAAACATACATTCTTGTGTTCCAAATTTTGCAGTAATAAGGGGTGGGCCCAATAGCTGTGTACACTCTAAACTAGTTGTTCCTTCATATATTTTACTTGTGTACATCAAATTGTTTCGAAGAAAAAGATCTTGACAATTCATCGGTGATTCCACCTGTATTGTTCCATTTAATGAATATGCTTTGAGTATATCTGCTTTGAGTACATTATTTCCAGTGGTCTGTGAGATTTGTGTTGGACTGTACGGTGAAATAAGGTAAGGATTTGCATTATTTGATATAAATAGATTTGCATTACGCTTTTGTTGATAATGCTCCATTGTTGACATCTTGCTACTTTGTGAGGGTGGTAAATCTTTAGATAAGATCTCTATGTAGAAATTTACCTAAAGATCTTATCTGGACAAACGACAGGTATGGCATCGGTGCCCAAATATTATCAACCTTATGTGTCCGATGAAGAAAGTCGAGAAAGTGATGACAGTGACACTGATTCAGATCGCTCTTCGGATACGTCAGATTCGGCAGCAAAAGATCTAGATGATCCTCGTTATGCGATTATAAGGGCATCTGGACCACAATTTACAACAATTAACGAACAGCTTCTATATCAACGAGGCAAAGCCCTTGGTTCAACCTATGTACCAGATGCAAGTGCAAATATTATGCAAAATTCACTACTTTATAAAGATCCGAAAAAGACAATTCAAACAACACTTTTTAGTTTTAAAAGTCAAAATCGTGATACAAATGTATGGCCCACATCAAGTGACTTTGAAATTAAATTACCTCGCCCCTACAAAAATGTTACCCAAATTCAACTTGTTCAGGTATCGTATCAATATTTTCTAAATACAATTATTGATCAATCTGGAGCACTCAGTAGTATTGTTGAATTTTTATCTACAATTGGTTTTAAAGATGCATCTGAATGTCTATGTTGTTTTAATAATACTGCAAGTATTCTCAATTCTATAGCCTTTACCGAAGTCGGTCGATCCGATCCACTCGATCCAACAAAACCACTTATTCATACAGTCACTGTTCGAGGTGGTAGATATGATAATAACTTATTAGCCCAAGAGATAAACTATCAATTAAATAAAACTCCACCATTCAATTTAATTTCATACGCTGAACACAGGACAAAATTTCGTTCAAGTAAAAATTTAGATCATTTATTCAATGAAGGTGGAAATTATTTTTATAATCATTCACAAAATCAATTTCTATCGAATCCCACGCGTAAAGATATTCATAATCACTACTTTACAAATTTATATGTACAGTCAAATTCTCAACCTACAGAGAATGAGACATTTGTAGCCTATTACTATCCCGTTCTTAAACATGTTCTTATGTCTAACCATGATCATAATTTTCTCGATTTTGGTATGGACACGTTTGAAACTGTCTATAATCGTGTAGTTCAACATTTTGAAGGATTTAATTCAAGCTATTATTATACGCTAATTAAGGAAAATATTGGATTTCTTCGACCGTATCGTGAACAGCATACTTTTAAATATTATCCTATTCATGAATACAAGTGGAATTATGATGAAGGGATGAAACGTTTTTCTATTCAACATAGTGCATTACATCCATCTATACAAAAAGACATTCAAAATACACATGCCATACACTTCACTCAGGCACTTCATCATAATTCACTCTCTATAAATCAATACAACAATTTACTAACTCAGCATGAACGTACAAAAGCAGTTTTAACAGATTTACAAAAAAAGATAGATAGTGCACTAACTTCTGTTGGAATTCCATTTGGTCTTCAGACATCTGCCGATATTATTAATACATCACACAATTTAGCTACTTCAAATCCATTAGGCATAAATACACTCTATTTAAGTGAAACAGATACTGTTGTTCATGATATTGCAACAGGTCTTCTATCGAAACCTTTATTTAGTGGAACATATGCACGATCAACGCCTTATACATTTGGACGTATAACAATTAGTGACCTTGTCGCAGATTCTCAAAATTATCTAACGTTTCCTGCAAACTTTGAGTCTACATATGCTACAGCACTCAGTACACTCAATGCAAATAGTGTTGTCAATGAGCGCTTGGGAGCAGGTAATATCAATGGATATAGTGGAGTACAGCTTGCAATTTCGGATTTTTCAAGTTTATACAGTACCTTTACAAACTATTATAACCAACATATTAGTCAGGCATCTACCTTAAATGCAGTAACAACTATGCATGATAATTTAACACAAACATATGTTCAAAATAAATATACTGGCGTATTACCTCCAAGTCTTCTATCCAATAATGCATACTTAGGATCAGCAGGCACAGGTAAAATACAATTTCGCAATGATATCATTATGCGTGCTTCAACACCCTTTTTATCAGGTGCATGTACATCAAATAATCCATGCTGTCAATACATAGAACAGGCTATTACAAACTGGTATGGATGTATTCCTGCAGAATATGTAATAACAACATTGCCTTGGAAACTTGGACTAACTGTAACTCCAAGTGATATCTTACAATTCTTAAGCACACTTACAAATGAATCTATCAATACACCTTATAATGTATATTTACAACTCAATATTGATAAATCTATGAATAATATGGATGTTGCTATGAAAGAAGATTCAACAATTACGAATGAACCCGTTGCAGAATCAAAAGTTGTACTCGGTAAACTGCTAACAGAAGGTTCAGGTCTCTCCGATATTACACAAACAATTATTCAAAATCCTGCTCAGTTTGCAACACCTATTGGTAAACTTGATAGATTACATTTTACAATGTATTTGGATGATGGCCTTGTACCTATTTCAAAACTGTTTCCATTTGGTCTGGCATTTACAGAATGGGATGCTGTCATACAAATTGATGAAGAGATTGGATATCTTGATAGAACAACAGATTTAAGTACAATTCCGAGTGTTCAATGGACGGGAAATACACGACCATATTAAAAACTGGTTGTACTGAATAGGATGTCTGTGGTTCAACCAGCAAATTCAATTCCAGCTGAAAGTTTCCCATTTGCAAATGTTGGAACAACTGATAGCTTATTTCCACCTGTTTGTCTTAAATATCATTGGGATCCAACGGTAATGCTCAAACATATTTTACCCGAGAAAGGCCAAGGATCGAGTCTTCCTCTTCCTATGGACTTTCGTCCATATGTCAAAGTCTGTAAAAACTATGTCACAAGTGCACCCGCTGTCGAAGCACCTCTACCACCTGCAGGTGTAGTGTTTCCCAGTGGAGGAGAGTTCTATCCACCCGGTCGCTATTCAAATGCTATAGATAATGAATCCAAATTACATTACCTTGATCGCAGACTCAATCGCTGGTGCCAGAAAGATGAATGGGTTCCCAGTGTGCACAGTGATATGTCTGTACCGAATGTTATGGTGCCCAAAAGCACTAGTGCGCCTAGTCCCTTTGTTCAAGAACTCGCTATGCCTCAGTCGTTACTACGTACAGAGGCATATGATTGTCGTTCAAAAGATGATAAAGTAAATTGGGAAAACTCTGCTCGCCTTTTCAATAATCCTACCAAACAAGATCGCTGGGGCAAAGAACGTTACTATGCTCTTCCAGGTGGAAAACTTGTTATACCCCACGGTGAAGCACAACGTGTGACTCCTACTGCTCAAGCACGTGCGGGTGCGATGAATATCCCTCGTCCTGGTGGCAATGGCGTCAGTGAAAATTCAAAAGCATTCGGCGGAATTCAACCCATCTATCAACCCCAAGATCACTATATTCGTATTCGTGGATTATCCTCTGCAGGCAATCAAGCTCCTGCATAAGAGTATTTTGCAACTGCATGATTCCAGATTGCCTCTGCTTGTTCGAATACCTCCTCTGTAAGATCATACATATATACAGTTCCATTGGCCATATTCACAAATCCCATAGAAGTGATTCCTGGAAATTCCAGCGTATACAGGTATATCTTTAAGAGGAGCATAATCTTTTCATCTGCTGTTGGCTCTTGTGTTGCATCAAAATAGAGTTTATAAATAGTTGTATCTGTTAAAATATCAAAATGCAGAGGGGGTAGTTCAAATGTTGGAACTTCATAATGAATACAGAGGGATGGATTCGGTAAAGTTTCCATCCAACTGTGCACGGCTCTCTCTATAGCAAGTGTTAGAATCTGCATCTCTGTTTGCACCATAAATGGGCTTACCTCTTGATACTGGTAAAGAGGAATATTACGTCCCTCTATTACACTTGAAAGAGAGGCCATTCGCCATAAATCGGGTAAGATAGATGTGCTTCTCTTTAGAGGATCTATCACAGAGTGCCAAGAGTGAAGAACAAATGGACGTAACTCTGTTGGTACAGAATTTCGCACATTTGCAAAACGAAACTCGTCAAGGTCAAAACCACCATGTCGCAGGGGGCGAAGCTGTCCGCGAACTTTCGCAAGAATCATGACCGCGTGAACCATCTCTTGAATATCCCACTTCAAGTGTGGAAGTTTTCTCTCTATATACTCTGCCAAATCCACATACTCTATGGCTGGCATTTGGAATGTGTGTTTCAGAAAATGATGAACAAGATGCTCAAACTCTGCCTCATATTCTATCCAAAATGTAAGATCTTCTTTATAAATTCGTAAGGTTAAGAGGGTTTCATCTACACAGTGAGTACGTAAAGAGGCGAGAGATTCGAGCTCGATGGCACACTGGCGGAGAAAAATCCAGCGGACGAGCTCGAGCCAGGTCTCACGAATGTCGAGACTCTTCACGAACTGTGGAGTTGTAAAAAGCTCTGCAAATCCATAAATTGTATCTCTTGAAGAGGGCTGTAAAGAGGGAACAGAGCTATCTGTACGTAAGAGATGCCAATCATCTCCATCAAATCCAGTAATCATATCTTCAAGAGAGAGTGAATGATTAGAGGCTTCATATGTACTAAGTTTAAAAGAGCTGATATTGTGATAGATCAAAAAATAGCGTGGAATTTCACGAACAAATCTGCACAGTGCTCTCTCTTGTTTTGAATAGGTCATAATTAACTCTTTTCGTGCCCTTGTCACTCCAACATAAAAGAGACGACGTTCAGCAATAATATCTTCATCTGTTTTTCTTGAAGGAAACACATCATCGTGTAAATTCATAAAATACACAGTGTCCCATTCAAGACCTTTCGATGCATGAACAGTTGCAAGAGTAATTCGTCGTGTATGTGATTTTGATCTCTCTGGATCATATTTTGTACAGAGTGTATAAATTAATCCTCTTTGATGAAGTCTCTCTTCAATCTTGTATAGATCATGATTATATCTTGAAATCACTGCAAATGTCTGTTTTGTATGTTTTCTGTATGCAGATTCAATCTGATTTACAATCCATTCATATTCATCTGAACCACGAAAGAAGAAATGTACAGAGGGTTTTGTTCCACCTTTTTGATGTGCTACCATCTTTTGTTTATAGGGCAAAGTTGGAATAAAACGCATAATAGAATTGGCTATAGTGACAATTGCCTCGGTTGATCGATAGTTGCGACAGAGCTGATAGTCAACAACACCTTTTTTATGTTTATGAAAATTTAAAATAAAATCGACAGAGGATCCACGCCATGTGTAGATATTTTGTGCATCATCACCTACAATAGACATCGTTGCCCATCGATGATGAAAAAGTTCTAATAGACGCCATTGCACATGATTGATATCTTGAAACTCATCCACAATAATTGCTTTGAAATTTGTAATCCATTGACG